GCCTTGTCCCATCATTTCCGGCTGCGGAGGCGGTCCAGCAAACGGCTCACCCATAGGCGGCTGACCCATCTGCGGAGGAGCTTCAGGTGCCGCGCCCATTTCGTTCTGTTCCAACTGGTCACGAGACGGCATCCCGCTGACCAGATCGCCTGTGTCAATCGCTGCGTGGATTGTCCCCATGACGATGTCATGTATCTGCTCTTCAGACATTGAAGCCTGCACCGCAGAAATTCTCTTAGTTTCAGCATCATATGCCTTCACTTCCGAGTCGAACCGCTTGATGTCAAGCTGTTGGGCTTCCATTGACTGCTCAACGCGCTTCAACATGCCTTCCATCTGCTGCATGTGCTGCGTCATGGCCTCAATCTGCTGTTTGGCCTGCTGCATCTCAGGGGACTGATCTTCACCTTCCATGACCTTCGGGTCAATGATCTTGGCAAACCGTGCCGCCATCTCCTGCGCGCCCGGCCAGTCCATGTTCTTAATGAACAGGTCGCCAGCGACCTTCCAGAGGTCCGGGTTCGACTGGAGCAGCATCGACATGGCGTCCAGCGCCTCTTGACGCTTGGTCATGTAGCCCGGCCCGGTTGTGACGCACACGTCGTACACACCGACCGACAGGTTGTAGACCTTCTCCATCACGATGCCCGTCTGGTCCACGATGGACTTGACAGGCTCCGGCTGCTGTGGGTTGACCTTGACCATGCCAACTTCGCCGTCGAGGCCGACGATGCGCGCGACACGCTCGGTGTCGTAGATTTTCGGGATGATGTCTACAAGCTGCCGCGTGACATAGCGGATAGCCCGCGAGAGGTTGTCTACGTAGTGATACGTACCCGTATCGCCTTGTTTTTCACGAGCCAAAATGGCTCGGCCTGACCGTTCGTTGCTGGACGCGCCAAGAGAACTGTCGTACTGACCCGTGGTAGACTTGATGTCGTCCGAAGCACCCATCTTAGCCTGTATAAGGCCAGTCTGAGCGAGCGGCGGTGCAGCACGCTGCGGCAGCGGTAGAGCCGATCCTGCGCCGTCTGTGACATCGGGATTGACCTCAAGGTAGGGCCAATTGGTCGTATTGGCCGTCTTCCACTGGTTTTCGTAGCCTTCGAACTGCCCGCCGTAGCCGATAAACGGCGCTTTGGGGGCCAGAGCCAGCATTTCGGCTTCTTGGCTCACCCAATAGTTGTACATGCGCTGCGCGTCCTTGGCGTTGCGCACCAGACCGGACACGTAGAGCTGCCCGTCCACTTCCCACTCGTTTCCGACAACGCGGATGACCGGAATCCACTTTCCGGCCCAGTCTTGCTCCTGCAAGACCTCAAATCCGTTGGTTTTAAGCCATTTTACCTGCTTTTTATCGACATTCCGGCTGCGTATTGGCTTCTGGAACATCAGCTTGAGCTGCTTGTCCTGCGGCGTGCCGTCAATGGCGGTCACATTGTCCGGGTACAGGTTAAGCTTGGCCGACTTGTGCTCGATGTAAAAGTATTCCGCTATGCGGACCGTGTCCTCGCTCAGCCACTGGCTCAACGACTGGTCGCCCACGCCCTGCGACATCATGGAGCTGATGGGCGAGGCGTTTGGGAACATGCGCTCGTATTCTTCTTTGGTCAGGTCTTCCGTCAGGAAGCACCATTTGGCGTCCGAGCCGCACGGATCTTGAATTGTCGGGTCCATGTAGACCGAAAACGAGTTCCTGACGCGCCCGATCTTCAGATCCTGATCGAAGCTGTCCTCGCGGCAGTATTCCGTCAGCAGGCGGATGTAGCCCTCGCCGTAGGTAACCTGGTTGTCGCAGGCGGTGTCGTAGGCCACGTCGGCGTCCGAGATGTACTCAATGTGCCGCACCATGCCGTCGAAGATTTCCGCCACGGCCACGTCGGCCTTGTCGTCCGCCGGGATAACTTTGCCGGTTGGCCGGTTCTGGCGCTGCTCGTTTGTCACCTGACGGACGTGCTGCGGCAGCTTGTTGATCGTCAGGCACGGCCGCGCGTTGATCGTCTGGCCTTGCACGGAGCCACGGGTCGCCAGCACGTCGGCGGGCCACTGCCACTGGTTGTCGGGCGACCCCGCCATGAAGCGCAGGTCGTCCAGCTCGTCCTCGCGGCTGTCCGAGTAGGCCGACAACGCCATCGTAAACCGCGAGCGCATAGTCGCCAGACGGTCGTGGTCGTCAGCTTCGGAGACCTTACCGGCAGCTTCTACGTCGTTCGCGGCCATCATTTGCCCTTTTTGGCCATAGGCTTAGCGGTCTTGGCAGACTCTTTGAACGCCTTGGCAGTCGGAGCGCCAGCCGCGCCCGGCTTGCGCATCTTCTCGCCAGAACCAGCCGCGATGCGGTCCTTCTTGGCGTTGATGTTGGCGTACAGTCCCGGTTTGCTAGCCACAGTTCCACCTCTTCATAGACGCTTTCGCGCGGTCGGCATTGGCAGACTTGGCTACAACCCCACCCATGCGGGCGCAGAAGCTAGCTTTACGGCCCTTGTCCGCATCTGTCTTGGGGTGCGGTGCCGGCGGCTTCAGCTTGCTGCCCGTCGCCGCGTTGTACTTGGCGCGGCCCTTGGCCGTCAGGCCCGCGCCTTCCTTGGTGGCGAGCTTTTCGCCACGTCCAACGGACAGTGAGACGGACTTCTTAGCCATTATCTGCCCTTTTTGGCCGTAGGCTTTGTTTTCAGGGCTTCCGCCGCGCGCTTGGTCGAGTACGCGATGGCAAGAGCCTGCTTGAGCGGCTTACCCGCCGCCACTTCCGCTTTGATGTTGCTGCGAAAGGCACCTTTGGATGACGACTTGACCAGCGGCATGGCTGGTTACGAGCAGTGGAGGATAGCAAAGTTCAGCACGACGGCTTCCGCCAGCGCGCCAGCCGTGACGTTGCGCAGCGCAAGCACAACCGAACCAGAAGCCAAACCGCTGACATACGCATTGTACGCGCCAGCCGTGCCACCGCTTGCGATGCTCAAGATGACAATGTCGTTGGTGCTCAACAGTGAGTTTGTCAGCGTGAACGTCACTGTCGTTGTTGCCGCCAGAGACGCGTTGTTCAGGGTAATCTGACCAGCCGACTTGTTCAGCGTAACGCCGGTTGACTTGCTGGTAGCCTGCGTGACCGTTCCTTGCGCGGCAGCGGTGTAGCCAAGGATGCTTGCCGAAGAAATGTTATCCGCGCCGATGATGTTCTGGTCTTCGAACGCAACGCCGATTGGTTTTGTGTTAGCCATGTCAGGCTCCAAGCCAAGAAGTTGAAATTCCAGCGGCAGAGTACCCCCTGCGCGGGTTGCGGTCAACCGCTTCCCTCCGGGCCACCGGAAACGCAAACGTCACCGCGATGGCGTCCGCCGCGTCGGGTGACGCCAGCCCCCTCGACTTCATGTCCTTCTTGCTCTCCAAGAAGATCGTACCCCGGCTGTCGGGCTTCATCATAGGCCCGATGAGGTCGCTCTTCAGGTAGCGGTCGTTTGGGATGCTGGCCGTCTTGAGCCACTCGCGCATCTCTCCCCACATCTCGGCGCGCTTGTTTCCCCACATGAGCGGGTTCTTCGACTTCGTCCCGAAGTTCACGCCCCTGATCTTGTACCGTTGCTCCTTTAGGCGGTCTACGACGCCCGCCCCCAGCCCTCCCTCGTCTACGACGACCATGGCTGGCTTGTACTCCTCGATGGCCTCTATGACCCGTCCCACGGTCTCCATGGTGTCGTCGCCCTTGTGCCGTTTGATCGCAATGATGTCGCGGCCCTGCCGCACGGCGATGACCGTGCTGTCGGACCCGAACCGCGCCGGGTCCACGCCGATCACGATGGGTGCCGACAGGTCCTTGGTCCGTTCGCGGCGCATGGCCTCGTCCACCGTGACCGACCCGATGAACTGGTCATCACTAGCGTTGGGGAACTGGCCGTACACCTCAACGTGCGCCTGGCTGCTATCCGCGCCGTACTCGTCAATGATCTGCTGGTAGACCTGCTTGTCGGTCCCCTCAACCGACCGGGCGTCCACGATCTTGTTGCGCCAGAAGTCCCGCTTGGAGTTAAAGCACTCGTAGAAGTACCCGCTGTTGCGGCGCGGGTTG